ACATTCCTCGATGGATCAGGACGTCCAGTAGATCCGGGTTATGGTGGTGGAATTCCAGTAGGTGGACGTCCGGATAATTCATTACCGGGTGGTGGTGTGAATTATCCATCACAGGGATTACCCGGTGGTGGACATATTAGTTTACTGCCAGTCTATCCATTCGATCCTACACTGGATGTAGACAATACATTACCTAACGCGCCCTCGGCGGGGAATGACCTTCCACGTCCCGGTAAGAAGTATGTGGTCAAGTGGCTCGCGTGTCAGGGACTTATTCTGGTTCCAGACAATTCACTGCCCGGTGGATCTGGTTCCATCGACAATTCTCTTCCTGAAACTGGTTCACCTAAGTAATTCTCAGACGCCGTAGGCGTCCGTGTCCGTACGAGAGATGTCATGTATGATTATATAGTTTATGATGAAATCTCAGAAGTAGATTATATGATCATCCGTGAATACCTAGTTCAAAGAAAAGAGAAGAAGATGCCAGTATTAATTAAGCCTGAGCCATTCAGTCCAGTTCTACTGGCATCCGTTCCACTGCCAGTCACTATGGAACAACTGAATTACATCAGAGAAATCCTAGATGTAGCATGTTCAGACTCGCGCTTCGCTGACAAGGCGTATGATGCAATTCGATTCGTTCTCACTGGCGCAGCCACAGTCCCACCTGTAGTCACATCACTCAATCCCTCCACAGCAGTAATTGGCGATCCATCATTCACACTCCATGTGATGGGAACTGGATTCCTTCCATCTAGTGAGATTCAGTGGAATGGTAGTCCTGAACCTACAACTTTTGTGAGTGATACAGAACTCACCACTCTGGTAGATATGTCTACTGCTACAGTAGCTACTACTATTCCAGTCGCAGTCCTGAATGGTGGCGTGCTGAGTGATCCCATGACATTCGATCTGACGGCCGTCGTTGTAATGTCAGCTCAGGTAGTTCCACCAGAGAATAAGTTCCCTGCTCACACGCAGTCGAAGCCAGTCGTAACAGCCGTACCGAAGAAGTAAGATGGCTACGACGTTACTATCCCCCGGTCCACAATACAATATCCTACAGAATGTGATATACGCACTTCCAGGATCTCCATGTAATGTGGTCCTTGGAAGTGCGTGTGAACGATCTGCATTGTATGCAGGTCCATTTGTAGGATGGGCTGGGGGATATAACCACGTCGGTGGATTCATTAGGTGTACAACTGGAGGAACTACATACAAGGCAACGAAACTAAAGATGAAGGAACTCTCCAGATATTCTACTAAAGTATTGGGATCTGGTCCATCCAATTACTGGCGTCTGAATGAGACTTCTGGCCTGAGTGCGCGTGATTCAGTTGGAACTGCTAACGGTACAATTAGTGGTGGAGTTACATTAAACGGTGAAAGTGGGATGACGTTTAATGGGACTACTGGAAAGATAACTACTACTTCTACAATTATAAAAACACCATTTGCAGTTGAGATGCGGATTCGTAGGGCTAGTAACATAGCCAATCAAGTTCTATTTTCTAATAATGCGACTGGAGATTATGTAGCAATTTTCTCTGGTTCAGATATTACAAATATATGGACTGGTTTTAATGGAGCAACTATATCATTTCCATACGATAATAATTGGCATTATTTAGTTTGGGTATTTCCTCATAATGGAATCCCACAATGTTATATTGATGGAAATGTATTTACACACGATGTAACTCCTATATCTTTTACAGCAGGAATTGCAAAAACTATTCAGATAGGGCACGATCCTAATTGGACATATTTTAATGGATCTCTCAAAGATATTGCCATCTATCCCCGCGCACTCACTCCTGCCGAAATACTCGATCACTATAATTCGAGGTAATTGAATGAGACTCATTCTCACGATTGTACTGGCATTAGGACTGAGCGCGTGTGATAAGATCTACATCAATCCAACTAATCCATCTGATCCCCCATCAGATAATGGGAGGGGATCTAGTCCAGCAAGTCAGATTCAGTTCAGAGTAAATGGAAATGCCACATCAGTCCGCATCCGTTACTCGAATCCATTAGATGGGCTGACACAAGTTATCACTACACTCCCATACATCACTACATTATCAACTAATGACTCATCAATGTTCTTATCTATCGAAGCTACTCCACTATCATACGGTACGACTACGTTTCCATTCTTATCCGCTCAGATCTTTGTGAATGGAATTCTATTTAGAGAAGCCACCTCCAGTGATTTTACTGGAACTACAATCAGTGCATCAGGTAACTGGAGGAAATGATGGGTGCGAATAAGATGGCAGGCGGAATGGCTGGTGCAGGTCAGGCCGCTGGTCAGGGAATCATGGGAATGTATGATGGTGGACAGCAGAAACAGCAAGGTGCTGGTAGTAAGTTTGGTCAATTGGCTCAGGGTGCAGCAATGGGCCAAGGAATGAATCCCGGCCTGAATAAAGTAAAGGGACCAATGGGTCCATCAGATAATTCAGGGGTAATGGCGAAACTCATGCAGGCGCGTCAGATGCAGGGCCAAATGGGTGGTATTGGTCAGGGTCAGGCAATGGGCGGTGGATTAATGCGTAAGCCTGCGATGGGTGGATTTGCTGGTGGATTAGGTGGAATTCTTGCGCGTAGACAACAGCAGCAGAATCCTATGGCATCACCTGAACAACAGCCCATCAATCCATACATGCAATCTCCTGAAGCAATGCCAGAACCTAGTGGACCACCACAGATGGAATTAGGTGGAGCTATGGAACAGGCACCTAGCATGGCTGCTGATTTTGGTCAGCAAGCTGGTGATGCTATGCAACAGATGAATCGTCCTATGGCACCACGTCAGAGATCATTCGGACGCGGGCGTCAGTACTAGGACAGATCAGTGGATCGGAATCCTAATGAGTGGCGACCAGAACCCAAACAAGAACTCTTTCTCTCAGTCCCCACTTCAGTTAAAGAAGCGTTTTATGGGGGCGGAGCTGGTTCTGGAAAGTCCGATGTCTTATTACTGTATGGAATTGTCCATCGCTGGCATGAAAACCCACGTTTCAAGCAAGTATTCATGCGACGTACTTTTCCTGAACTTAGAAATGAAATCATACCTCGATCTCGTGAACTCTATCGAAGATTCGGAGCCACACTAAATAAAACTGAAATGTGTTGGACGTTCCCCAGACCAGATCAATACGGTGGAACTGGTGGAGCAAATGAAGGAGCAATGATTTTCCTAGGTCATTGTGAGAATGAAGATGATGTCCATAAATACGATTCGATGCAAATCAATCTCTTTACTCCTGATGAACTCACGTCGATTACTGAGTGGATCTATCTATACATTGGATTCCAGCGAGTGCGATCACCCGTCCCTGAGTTGCCTGCAATTATTAGAGCTGCTGGAATGCCAGGAGGGATTGGTCATACTTGGACCTACAAAAGATTCATTAAACCAGCCCCTAAAGGTGGTAAAATCATTGTGGGAAGGGGAGGGAATAAAAGAATCTACATCCACTCCACCCTCGAAGATAACAGATACATTGATCCTACGTATCGGCAATCGCTGCAAGGCATAACGATTGAGGCTGAGCGGAAAGCCAAACTTCTGGGTGATTGGGATGCGTATCAAGGTCAGGTATTCGACGAATTCAGGGACAGGAAATTCGACGACGAACCAGCAAATGCGATCCATGTTGTTGAACCTTTTGAAATCCCATCATGGTGGCCTCGTATCGTAATAGGTGACTGGGGATTCGCGGCAATGACGTGGGTGGGATGGGCAGCAATCAGTCCTAATAAGCGCGTATACATCTACCGTGAGCAATATTGGGTCAAAACAAAGATCGCGGATTGGGCACCACAGATTAAGGTATTCATTGACAGAGAAAATCCCAGACTCATTCGATTTTGCAAATCTGCTGGTCAAGATCGTGGTCAAGAGCACACAATTCAACAGCAAATTGAAGATGAACTTGGACAGTCAGTCGAACTCAGCAATAACACTCCAGGATCACGTATTGCGGGAAAAATACTTATCCATGAATACCTTAGATGGCAGCCCAAACAAGTAAGTGATCAGGAATTACCTACGTACAATGAAGAGTATGCCATGTGGATTATGAGGAATCGTGGTATGACAGAGTACAAGTCATACATGAATTCATTCAATCCACCTGAACCTGAAACGAACGTACCTAAATTACAGATATTCAAAGATGCCTGTCCAGTCCTCGTCGAAGCCATTAAGGCTTGTTCATACGACAAGCCAAAAGGAAATAAACCAGCGGAAGACATTGCAGAATTCGAGGGGGATGACCCAATTGATGGCCTCAGATACTTGGTTGATGCTGCTGAGGGATTCTTTGATGAAAGCAATCAAGAATTCAAAAGAATACAGCAACAAGAAGCATTGGTAAACCAGCTCAGTACATCACACGACTGGACTGCATTCTACAGAAATATGAGAAAGACTGAAGTAGATGATACAATCAAGCCAGTCGGCCGCTATCGCCACTAAAGCTCAGAAAGATATGTGGGCTATTGCACATATGTTACTGTCTCATAAAGACAGAGAAGTAAGAGATTTAGCAGTTGTTTCTATTGGATTAATGCGTGAACAGTTTCCCAAAGAAGTAACTGATGATTAGAGAATTGATGTACAAGTGGTTCGGTCTGTCCCCTATGCCATGTGAAACATGCGAGGTCTTACGCGCTCAGCTCGATGAGAGCAATAGAGAGCGTAAGGATTTACTCCATCGTCTCTTGGATGGGAATAAGACCGAACCTCTAGTTCCACCATCGACTGAAGAACTGAAAAGTATTCAGCCCGCGTTCATTCCGTGGCGCGTGAAGCAACAGATGTTGGAACAAGAGGATCGTAGATCAGCAGAATTGATGAAACAGAAGGTCAAGGAAATCGCTGAATTGGAACATGAACTCGGAGTTCAGTGATGCCTGATTCTTTTAAAAAGACGGGACTTGGTCCCACTGAGGAACCTGAATGGTTTGTTGATACTTTCAAAAGGAAAGTTAAGGAAGAAATTGGTGGTAGAGGAGTAGGAAGTTTAGTTTTCGATAATCTCCTTAGTCTATCAGCCAATATTCCAAAGGGGATATTAGGCATTGATCCGATGGAGGAAGAGAAGGGAACTCGTACTATTGGTCCCTCTGTAAATAAACTAATTCAATTAGGTATGGCAGCTCCAAAGGGAATGTTGGGGGCTGCACTACCGATGGCAATACCAAGGAAATTCCATGCAGACATTATCAATGAATTAAGACGAATGAGTCGTACTGAACTCTCACCTGAATACATGAGATTAATTGACAAGTGGTCTAGTGGCGGTGCAATGCATGATCGTACAAGAAATCTTATGTACGCTGAACAACTCAGGAATAGTAATCCACAAGATCTTGAAAGAGTGCGGGATGTATTGAGACAGAAACTCGGAACAGATAAAGTCCCTGTATTCAGGGGAGTTTCTGGGAATGAAATGAAGGATTTGAGGGAATACCATCAGCAGGGGCTAGATCCCGGTGCTCGTTCATTCTCAATGGAACCGAAAGTTTCCCATATCTTTGCTGATGGCGCATCACGAAGTCTACGTCATGGAATTGGTATACCTGAGACACTAATGGACCTTGAAACTTCTCATCCTGCTATTAGAAGTAGGAGAATGCAGACAGGACAATTGTACAAAGCAGATGTTCCGATGAACAATGTCTTGGGATACGGACTCATACCGGGACAGCGCGAATTGATTGTAGATCTGAAGGGACTCAATCCTGATGAACAACTCAAGGTATTGAGACATAATCCGCGTTCGTGGGAACGATAATTGGGAGTTTAGTGATGCCACTATTGACAGTAGTTATTGTCCTACTCGTCGTCGGCGTCCTACTCGCACTCGTCAATAATTATGGTCCACCATACGTTGATGGGAAGATGTTACGACTGATCAATATCGTCGTAATTATTGCGGTGATTCTTTGGCTTCTGCGTGTGTTCGGCGTGTGGAATTACATGAGCCAAGTTACAGTCTGAGATACAATCATGGGATTCTGGAAAACTCTCGGTAAGATTGGCCTGAAGGTAGCACCATATGCGGCTATGGCTATTCCCGGTGTGGGCATTCCACTAGGAATGGCAATACAGGGTGGCATAGGTGCGGCACAAGCTAAAGCATCAGGTGGTAGCTGGAAGAATGCACTAGTTAATGCTGGTATTGGTGCAGGTACTAGTGCGGTAGGTGGACTTGGGGCAATCAAGGGAATCGGTCCTTCTTCTGGAGTTGGTGCTAAGATATTAAAAGGTGCTGTTGGTGCAGGAAAAGCTGGTAAGGCCGGGGCAGTTGGTCAGGTATTAGGTGATATAGGTCGTAATATGGCGGGTGGTTATGATTTAGGCCCATCATCTGTTGCAGGTGTACCGGGACAAGGCGTACCCTCACCTGCTATGAACATGGGATTAGGTCCATCTACTCCACCGCCCGTGCCTGTGTATAATGCAGTTCAGGCAGGTAGAGATGCGGCACGTAAGCGAGTACCAGCATGAGTGAACCAACTGACGAAGTATCGGCGCTACTCAAGCAGATTGTCGATCACTTCGATGATGAAGATCGAGCTGTCCGTGATCGACAGATCAGGACATGGCGTCGGTTGAAATTACTCTGGGAAAATGTCCAACACACGTACTATAGTGAGGTTGCACATGATTGGAGAGTACCCGAAACCGAGAGGGCCGGAGAAGATTCCGATCAAGGATTCTACGACAAACCAGTTAACGTCTATCGAGCGTACCTTGAATCGATTATTGCGGCTCTTTCTGTTACTGTTCCTCCTATCACTTGCTAT